TCATGATTAAACATAAACTCATTTCGTATATAACATGTTATAGTTGGAATGTTTGCATTTAGATATGCCATGTACTATTTTTTATGTTTTGAAATTTCAACTGCTGCTAATTGAGCTAATGCTGCTTTTTTAGATTTAGCTTGTTTAGATAATCGTCTGCCTGTTTCGGTTGTAGCAAAATAACCAGATTCAGTTTTTTCAATTCGTTCTGGCATCAATTGTCTTAAATGATTTTTAAATCCTGCAGGAATAAACTGAGGTTGTTGCATATTGTATGAATCCATTTCATTACCTTGGTGCATCTCATTCATTAGGAAATCGCCTACTTCTTGTATATCGTCTTTTGATGTTGCAATATGATCAGCTGCCCAATCGTGTCCATTACTTAATATTTCCTGAACTTGCTCTGGATTCATTTGTAGCATTGCATCTACATATTTTTTAATAACTTTTAAATTACCAAAAAACATGTAGTGTCCACCTTCAGAATTACATGTGCAAGATTTTGAACAATTACAATGACTCATATCAATTCTTATTTTTTATTAATAATAGACCATATAGCACCTGTAAGTGTCATTGCTCCACCAATAATTTCTGTTACTGTAGTCTCGTCAGTTAATCCTTTCATCACAACAATACCACCGATAAATGTTAAAGCGTGTCTTACGATACCTAAAATTTGTTCTTTTGTCAATTTCATAATGTTTCCTTTTATATAAATATGTTGTTATGCAAATACAGAGCTTCTCCAAGTGGCTCCGTCCCATACAAATAATGTTGCAATATCGTTATTCCAATATACACTGCCAATTTGTTTGTCTGTTGATGGTTGAAATGTCGGTAAAACAACTGTTCCTTTCGTTGCTGATCCAATATTACTAAGGTTTAATACATGTGCATTATCTGCTACTGCAACTCCAGAAAGTGATCCCGACACTGTTAAATTCGTTGTAGTTGTCGTACCTTTAATTGTAGTAGATCCTGATACTAATAATGATCCTGTAATGATATTAGTTCCAATTATTGTTTTAGATCCAGTAATAAATACACTTCCGCTAATTGTTTTTGTACCTATAAATGTTTGTGATCCAGATACTAGCAAAGAACCAGTAATAGTATTTGTACCAATTACAGTTTTAGAACCCGTAATAAACACACTACCACTGATTATTTTAGTTCCAATAAAAGTTTGTGATCCAGATACAATCATTGAACCGGTAATAGTTAATGATCCAGTAATCACTGCCGATCCTGTATATGGGAAGGATGATGCATTGGCTACATAAGATGCAGTTGAAGCAAATGATGCACTTACTGATTGTAATACATAAGATGCTGTTTGCGCAGTTACTGCAGTTGTTGATAAACCAGTTAATGAACCACTAAACGATCCAGAAGCTACAATTGTAACAGTTGTGCTAGTACCATCTAACGCATCAATAATATTTGTAATATGGGTTGGTGATATAGTACCACCAGTCGTAATACCGGTTCTACTTATTGTTGCCATTTATGTTATTCCTTTTTTTATATATAGGCCAATCTTTAGACCAATTATTCAATTTAGTTTCTCGTTCATCACATCCACAATCTTCATCCAAAAGCTGTGCAATTCGTTTTGCTAATTTATCTAATCCAGTTGCAGCGGTTATTTTTTTAATATCACTGCCTAATCCTTTATTGTGCATAGGTTGACCCATTTTGTATTGCATTACGTAATTGCATTATAACTGTTTGCCATTCAGGCGTATGTGGTATTTCAAATACTTTAGTACCTGGAAAATTATATGATTTATCGGGATGCATCATTTGCATATCGCCAGTATCATCAATTCCTAATACTGGATAATTTACAGATTGCATAGTTATGTTATTGCCAGGAATCATCGTACATTTTCCTGGATGGTTCCATTGTCCCATAGGATCTTCAATTCCACGCATATGTTTCATAACATGATGCCAACCATCCTCATCTAATGTTTGTTTTTTTGTAACATGGTTTATCAATGATTCGGTAACTTCTTTTTCTGTTTTAAACGAAGAAGGCAACATGTACTTATCTACTTTAAGTGCTCGAGCTAACAATGCTACTAACGTGCCGCCCGGAGCAATTGCAACAGTTGTTAGTCCAACCAATTTAACTACATCTTTCATTTGGTCTTTAATAAACTTCCAATCAGCATCATCTAATTTTTTACCAGCAACATGTTGCATTAATAGTTTAAATGCTTGTTTTGTTTCAATGCCTTCATTCTTCATTGCCATCAAAAACTTTTTAACTTGAGCCTTGCCCATTTCCATGTTATTATGTATATTAACTTCATTTACTGGCAGATCCATGGCCAATTGTCCCATTGTACTAGTTTGTAATAATTGTTTTAATCGTTCTAAATGACCTGAATTACGAAGATGTTTATATGCCAAGTTTTCTAATGAATACTCGCCTTCTGCTTCAAGTCCAGACTGTCTCAAATTACGTAGTCGGAGCAATAAATCTTTAATCTTAAATTCTAATTTTGGATCGTTTTTTGATAATGAATCTATTTCATATTCATATGGAATTGTCTTTTGTGTGATTGCATCATCGTCGATTGATATAATTTTGGAATTTGGTTTTTGTATCCAAGCACCATTAAGTATTGAATATATACCAACTGTTGAATGTAAATTATCATTTGAATCTTGTGCATACAATTCTATATTCATTCCTTTAAAAGTTAATGGATAATTAGAATTCCATACACTTTTCTTTGCATGCAAATAATTTTGTACAAGATATAAATTGTCTCCTATTTCTAAATAGTTAACTATAACATGCAAATCAATATCGCTGTATTTAGTCCAATTATAATTAGCATTACTACCAATTAATACAATATCTTGTATAGGAACATCTATTTCTAAAAATTCATAGAAGTGATGTGCAATCTTTAAAAAGCCTTTACGTAAATCATTACGCAATGTATCATCTACCCAAAGTTTTGGATTAAGTTCGCCATGTGTTTCATATTCATTTATCATTATATATAAATATCACGATTTCCAAAATAATTGAATTAATATTAAAGCTAATGCTAATGTTAATGATACTGCAGTTTTTGTTGTAATTGGTTCATTACAAAACATGTATGTTAATATGGTAAAAATTAGCATACCACTAACAAATGACATGAATCGACCTGGCCAAAAAGATCCTCCAAATCCAGCAACAGCTATTTCAGTTGCTGACATAAATAACCATGTTATCGGAAGTCCTCCTAGGATCAATAACCATTTCCATGTTTTACCCCAAGACCATAATATAGGAGCATTAACTTGAAACCATACAAGTATTTGTCCGAACATGAATATTGAAAATGCAATGGCAATTGTACGATAATTCATTTATATATAATATAATGAATTTTTAGATTAAAACCAATTCTTTGGATTCCATTTTGATCTTTCAGCATCGCGTGCGTGTTTTTTCATTTTTATTTCTTTTTTATGGGTTTTTTAATTGGTTTCTTTTTTCTTATTGGTTTAACAACTATAGGTTTGTCAAATCGTATTAACACAACAAATCCTAATAACAATAAAATTAAAAAGTAAATGTAGATGTTTAATTCAAGTATAGCTCGTTGCAATTTATCATTAGACTTCTCGTAAGTTACATCTCTTAAACGCTCTATGCTAGTAACAATTCTAGTTTTATAAGACAAATACTGATCAGTAAAGAATGCAGTATCATTCATTGCTTTAAATGCTGGTGCTTCTATTATCGTTGCTAATTCGTTGCTTAAACTCAAACCTTCATTATAATATACCATTCCTTCAGGTATGATATCAAACTTACGTTGCTTTCTTCTTTCTAGGTGAGCATTAAACTCATTAATAAACTTTTCTTTACCAGTAGCAGTATATGCTATTGCTAAGTAAGTTAGACTGTCTGTAGATGTTCTTAAATAATATGCAGTTCGTTTGCCAGCATCCAATTCTACATGAGCATCTTCAATATCTTTTATTGCAGACATTGATAATAATGCAGCTGCAGCAATCGGAATTGATATAAGCCATAGCTTATTCTTTATTTTTTCTAAAATCATATAACTTTCTTTTTAATAACTTTCTTTTTAACGGGTGTTTTCTTAACTGGCGTTTTCGTTTCAGGTTGTGGTGCTACTTGGTTTAAGAATTTGTTGCTTAATATTTCTACTAGTTTTAATCCTAAAAATCCGACAATGAAAGCTAGACCATTTTGCAGCTTAGCTTCTTTAAGGTTGAGCAATTCTATCATTATTGGAGTAAGGTAGTTAGCCGCAGCCATACCGCCAATTATAGACAATATAGTAGACTTAATACTAGTTTGAGCATTTTTGGATGCCATTAATATAGCACCGAACAACCCACTAATTAAAAAACTTATTGTTATTCCTATATCCTTCATATTCTATGTTACCACTTTTTAATAGTATATGTAACCGTAAATCCTAATCTTAAATCAGGTTGTTTTGCATTGACCCAATAATTGGCTCCTGCCCATGTTCCGAAAGACCAACGTTGAATGCTATAGTTAAGGTTTAAGGATGACCAACCATTTGACTGATATACTGGCCCTGCAGGCCTGATACTAGATACATTGATATATCCTGCACTAGCACTTAATGCCCAACGTTGTTGTTTTATTTTAAATGTTTCACATGTTGTTTGTTGTGCGTATAAAAACGAGCAACTTAAACATGTTAATATAACTAGTAATAACTTTTTCATTTTATCGTGTTCCTTTATGATTATCAAATTTATCTAATATATTATTTAATACTTCTAATTTAATAAATCCAGCTAATGATGCATTTTTCAATGTCGACATTAATTGGAAAATAACAAATGGTACTAGTATAGTTTCACTCAACCAACCCGTACCAGCAAATCCTTTTTCAACCATCAACACAACAGTTAATATCATTACCCATGTAACCAAAGTACGTAATACTTTGATTGCTTTACATGTTTGAAATCCTTCACGTTTAGTTCCTGCAATTACTC